GCTTGATGACAGTCAACTTCGTATTGAAGTTGGCCGCTAACGACTACATTGAAATGATCTGGGCAACGACAAATACTGATTTGTCGATCCAGACCGTTCCTGCAGGCACTTCGCCTGTTTCGCCGCAAATTCCCGGTGTGATTTTCACTGCAACGCAAGTGATGTACACGCAGCTTGGACCTACCGGGCCTACCGGCCCAACGGGACCTACAGGACCGCAGGGCATTCAGGGCGTAACTGGTCCTACAGGACCTACTGGACCCACTGGAACGACAGGTGCTGCTGGCGCAACTGGCGCTACGGGTCCAACGGGTCCAACTGGCCCAACAGGTCCGCAAGGAACACAAGGCGTTGTTGGACCCACTGGCCCAACAGGCCCCACGGGACCACAAGGAACCGCTGGTTCTACAGGTCCAACCGGGCCTACTGGTCCAACTGGGACAACAGGTGCAGCGGGTGCTACTGGCCCAACTGGACCCACCGGGCCTACTGGCGCGGTTGCTTATAACACTCCGCCAAATGCACAGACGGCTGCTTATATCCTCACTGGCGGTGACGTTGGTAAGTACATCAACATCACCACTGGTGGTGTGACGGTGCCAAACGGTGTGTTCTCATCTGGTGATGTGATCAGTATTTACAACAACAGTGCTGCTAACCAGACGATTACTCAGGCAACATCAGTGACGATGTATCTTGTTGGCACGGCAACGACTGGAAACAGAACACTTGCTCAACGTGGTGTCGCAACTATCTTGTGCGTGGCAGCTAACACGTTTGTTTGCACAGGTGGGGGCGTGACCTAATGTCTATCTATAACATTCTTCTTGGTCAGGCTGGTGGTAACTTTCTGTCTGCTTCAGGCGGCACGGAAAGCATTTCCGGCAACTATAAAATTCATAATTTCCAATCAACTGGAACCTTTGCTGTCACAACTGCGCCGCAAGGAGCCAATACTGTTGAGTACATTATTGTCGCTGGCGGTGGCGGCTCTGCTGCAAATAACACTGGCGGCGCAGGCGGTGGTGGCGGTTATCTCTGGGGCATAACAACTGTAGCTTCATCTACGCAATATACTATTACGATTGGCGCTGGTGGTAGCGGTGCTGCTATTGGCGGCAATTCTGCGGCATTTTCATTAACTGCTGTTGGCGGCGGTGCTGGTGGTGCTGGGGCTGGCGGGTCTGGTGGTGGGGGCAATGCTCAAACTACATCAGGGGGTGCAGGAACCGTTGGGCAAGGATTTAATGGTAATCCGGGCCAACAAGATAACAAAACTCCAATTGGAGGACAGGGCGGTAACGCTGCATTGACCAACGCGGTTCAAAGCCCAATCACCGGCAGCACAGTGGCTTATGCTGGAGGTGGAAACTATATAAGTGGTGCTTCTCCTGCAAATACAGGATATGGCGCAAATTATCGTCAGCCCGGACCAATCAATGGCGGCTCTGGTGTTGTTATTATTCGCTATCCAATCACAGGGAATCCAATCCCGCTAGATTATCTTGTCGTTGCTGGTGGTGGCAGTGGCGGTGGTGGTGCGTTGCCATCGCAAGGTGGACGCGGCGGTGGCGGTGGTGGCGCTGGTGAAGTTCTCAGCGGTTCGCAGTTTTATGCTAACACTGGTAATACCTATCAAGTCACCGTTGGCGCAAGTCAAAATAACTCTCAATTTGATACCATTGTAGCCGTACGTGGTGGCAATGGTGGTTCCGGTTATGCAGGAACGCCCGGTGATGCGTATCAAGGTGGCGCGGGTGGTGGCGCAGGTGGAACTAGCACAGCTAATGGAACAGGTAGGTCTGGTAAGGCTGGTGGTATTAGCGGCGGCGGTGGTGGCGGCGGCGGCGGTGGTGGTTCTGCCCAAGGAACTGTTGGCGGTAACGGTCCTAGTGCGGCAGGCGGTCAGGGCGTTCAAAGTGCTATTACAGGCACCCAAGTCTGGTATGGCGGCGGTGGCGGCGGCGGCAATTCCACTTACAATGTTGGTGGCCCCGGTGGTCAAGGCGGCGGTGGTGCTGGTGGCACCGGAACACCCGGACAAGCAAATACAGGCGGTGGCGGTGGAGGTGGAACACGCACACCTCAAGCAACTCAAGGCGGTGGCGCTGGTGGCTCTGGTATTGTGATTATTCGCTACCCAGATAGCTATCCGGCAGCAGCTTCAACAACTGGATCGCCAACGATCACTGTATCTGGAGGCTATCGCATCTATAGCTGGTCTGCTTCAGGCAGCATAACATTCTAAGGGGATGATTGTGGCTCACTTTGCACAGCTAGATGAAAACAATATGGTTCTTCAGGTCATCGTTGTCAGTAACGGTGATTGTGGCGATTTGCCATACCCTGAAAGCGAACCAATTGGCGTTGCATTCTGCCAGTCTCTTTATGGGGCAGACACAATTTGGAAACAAACAAGCTACAACGCTAATTTTCGTAGGCAGTTTGCTTCGGTGAATGGTGGCTATTCTCCATCTTTGGATGTCTTTTACTACCCGCAACCCTATAAATCTTGGACATTGGACCCTGCTACTGCTGTTTGGGTTCCACCAATTCCAGAACCAACTGACATCCCCCCAGATGCCATTTGTGAATGGGATGAAAAAAGAAAAGAATGGGCAATTATCAGAGGGGTTAACGAATGAAGACTCTTCTTGCCTATTCTGGTGGCTTGGACAGCATCTATGTCCTTTGGAAAGAACTTACGCAAACATCAAATGATGTTACTGCGGTGTTCTTTGATTCATCTACAATTACAGAAGATCAACGTATCCTTTTTTCAATGAAAGGTGTTGATCCTGTTAGCTACAGTGAAGAACAATGGATTGCTTGTTTGCAATCTTGTGAAGTTATTATGGGTGCGACACGCTCATTTGAACTGCAAAAAATGAGCTATAATCCTGCATACATCAATCCGACTCAGGTTCAATATAATCATGGCGCAGTTTTCAGGACTGCCGCCGCTGTTGATTCCTTAAACAATGGCACGTTTGATAGGTATGTAACTGGTCATTGTAGGGATAATGACGGATACACAGCAAGCTTATCAGTGTCATGGAGGCCCGGTACGGCATCTTCTTTGTCGCTAGAATATTTCAAAGCTCATGCAACTCGCGGTGAGTTTGCGGTTCCTTTGTATGATATGCAATATACAACCGCTAATGCTTTGTATGATCTTCCGCAGGAGTTGATTGATGTTCAATCGGCAGTTTTGATGGGTGCAAATGATAACACTCATTACAAGTGGGCTATGCAAACATATGCTCGCCGCCTTCTCGTTGAAGGTAAAACAACTGCACAAATTTATGACATCATCACAGAGAAAAGCGTACTGCCAAACAACGTGTGGCGCAGCCAGAAGCGTTGGCTTTCAAATGAAGTGCCAGAATATGTTTCTGATTTGTCCGTAGATTGGCCGATGCCAAATTGGGCTTCTAGCTACACAGTTCCGGGGTAATCATGAAACTTGTCGCATGGGGGATGGCACTGTTTGCCATGATTGGCACAGTGTCAGCGGCAGAACTCAAGATCATAGTTCACACGGCAACGGGTGGGCATTACATTCATGCCAACATTCTAGTTAAGCATCTTGGTAAGTATCTTCCTGATACGAAGATCATTCTACAGCCAATGCCGGGTGCCTCTGGCGCGGTTGCACTTAACTACATAGCCAACGTAGCTAAGAAGGATGGGTCTGAAATCTCAACAGCCCATTCCCGCGCCATACTGTCTGGCCTGTTTAAGAGCAAAGATGCCAAGTACGACATAAGTCAATTAGAATGGCTTGGATCGGCCCTTGATGGTCGGCGTGAGCCATTTGTGATGATGGTTCGCCAAGATCGTCAAAAAATTATCGGCGGCTCAGATGCCAGCGTTGAGATCAATCAATTTCGTATCATTAAGATGCTGACTGGTTGGGAATTTGACGAAGTAACTGGCTATAAAGACGCTCCAGATGTGAAGCTTGCATTTGACCGTAGCGAGGTAACAGCCGTAGTTCGTAGCTTGGACGGTATCCGCTTTGCCGCGCCAGATTGGCTAACCAATCCAAACGTCAAGCCAGCCCTGCAATTTGGCAATGGGAAGATTCGTCATTCATCTATGCCTGATGTGCCAACGCTTGAAGAGGTGTCTAAAGAAGATGCTGATATAAGTGTTCTGCGGCTTTTTGAAGCTTACACAGTATTGGCGCGGCCTTTTGTAGCTCCTCCCGGCACTGATCCTGTGCGATTAGCTGAATTACGGAAAGCATTTGAGGCGGTATTCAATGATATTGAGTACCGTGCAGATGTCGCCAAATTTGGGGTTGAAGTATCACCTATTGACTGGGAAGAATGCCACAGAATTATCAATGCTATGATTTTATCGTCATCTAATACGATGAAGAAGCTACAGGGCTTCTAAGGGGGACCCATGAGTGAGCGGTTGAAGATTTGCGTTTACGCAATCAGTAAGAATGAGGCACACTTTGTTCAGCGGTTCTGTGAATCCGCTAAAGACGCTGACATGATCCTCATTGCTGACACGGGGTCTGACGATGGCCTGCCTGAAGAAGCTATCAAACATGGCGCTACCGTTCACCATATCTGCATCACTCCATGGCGCTTTGATCTGGCTCGTAATGCCGCTCTAGCTCTTATCCCGCGTGACTTTGATGTCTGCGTGAGCTTGGACATTGATGAGCTTCTTCAGCCCGGTTGGCGGGAAGAGATTGAACGTGTTTGGACCAAGGGAAAGACCACCAGACTGCGTTATATGTTTGATTGGGGATGCGGCATCCAATTCTACTACGAAAAGATTCATGCCCGTCACGGCTATATGTGGCATCACCCGTGCCATGAGTATCCACGTCCTGATGGTCGTATTCAGGAAAGTTACGCCCAAACGGATATGCTTTTGGCGGTCCATAAGCCGGACCCAACCAAGAGCCGGGGTCAGTATATGGACCTTCTTGAGCTGTCGGTAAAAGAAGACCCAAAATGCCCGCGCAATGCTTTCTACTTTGCCCGTGAACTGTCGTTTCATGCCCGGTGGCAAGAGAGCATTGATGCCTGCAATCGGTATTTGGCTTTACCGGAAGCTACTTGGGAGAACGAACGCTGCTATGCCTACCGTGTCATGGGGCGTTGCTACTCAGAACTTGGCAATTCCCGTGAGGCTGAAAAGGCATTTCACATGGCTGCGATGGAGGCTCCCAATACCCGTGAGCCATGGTGTGAACTTGCAATGCTCATGTATCGTCAGCATCGTTGGGAAGAGTGTTTTGCCTTTGCGATGAGGTCTTTAAAAATTACAGACATGGCAAAAGTTTATACCTGCGACCCGGCAGTTTGGGGCCATCAGCCACATGACTTGGCAGCGATTTCAGCTTATTATCTTGGGATGCTGGATATATCTAAAGTGCAGGCTGAGCTGGCTATTGAAAAAACGCCTAGTGATCAGCGGCTTTGGTCTAATCTGGCTATGATTGAAGATGCAATCCGTGGCAGGGGGGAGAAAGCGGCATGAACGGTGGAAACCCAGTCCCTGATTAATTACGCCATTGTAGCTGCGTTTGGCATTGCAGGGTGGCTAGGCCGAACCCTTTGGGATGCGGTTGAAAAGCTCAAGGAAGATGTCCATCAAATAGAGGTGGACCTTCCCAGCCATTATGTTCGCCGTGAAGAGATGGCTGATTCCATGAAGGAAATCAGGGACATCTGTAAGCAGATATTTGATAAATTAGACAGCCTTGAGAAGAGAAAGGCTGACAAATGATTGATTATGACAGCATTACCAAGCCGATTGCTGTTTTTACCGCTGTAATGAGTGCGGTCGGCGGGGGATATGCCTTCATTGATAAAACCGGGTGGATGAAGAAGGACATCCTCAAATGGGATGCCGAGCATTTCTCCATATCCAATGGCCGAGCCGACGAGCCGTTTAGGGTCATTGTGGCAAGACAAAAGATCAGGGATGACTGTTTGGTTGATGACTTCACGTTAGAAGTCAGAGATTCCAATTACATCATCCATAAGGCAACGCCATCTGTGGCTAAGTTTTCCGGGCCTGCCAGCCCTGTGGTGGACAAGTTTGGGTACACCATGACCATTGAAGACCCGCAGAATGTGACGCCGGGAGAGGCCAAGCTAATAGCTCGGATTGTCTATAAATGCCCGGAGGGGAACGTAGTTATTACGTACCCAGATCATGTGAACTTAACCTTCAGGATAGGAGACAAGTGATGGACCTTCTTAAATCCTTTGGCCCGTTGCTGGGTCAAATTGCTCCTACCTTAGCCACCGCTCTTGGCGGTCCCTTGGCGGGGATGGCTGTTAAGACGCTTTCTAACGTGCTTTTGGGCCATGAAAATGGTTCTGAGGACGATGTGAAAGCGGCTTTGGAAGGTGCCTCGCCAGAGGCATTAGCCCAGCTCAAGCAAATTGATGCTGAGTTTAAGGCTCGTATGAAGGAACTGGACATTGATTTGGAGCGTATTGCGGCCAATGACCGTGATAGCGCCAGAAAAATGCAAATGGCTAACCAAGATTGGATTCCCCGTGTCTTGGCTCTTCTCATCACTCTTGGGTTTTTTGGCATTCTAATTTGGATGTTAATGAAGGGTATGCCTCAGACTGGCACGGAGGCCCTTCTGATGATGCTTGGTGCCTTGGGAACCGCTTGGACGGGCGTGATCAACTTCTATTACGGTTCAAGTGCTGGGTCTAAGGAGAAGAATAGTCTCCTTGCAAGTAAGGACAAGTAAGATGGCTGCGGAAAATTGGGATGACTGCTTTCAGATGGTTTTGAAGCATGAGGGGGGTTATGTAAATAACCCCAAAGATCCAGGGGGCATGACAAATCTTGGCGTGACTAAACGCGCTTGGGAGGAATATGTCGGCCATGAGGTGGACGAAGCAACTATGCGCGGCCTTACCCCGGAGAAGGTCAAACCGTTCTACAAATCCCGTTATTGGGACCGCATTAAGGCTGATCTTTTGCCTTCTGGTGTGGACTATGCTGCTTATGATTTGGCTGTAAATTCCGGTGTTGGCAGGGCTGCTAAGTACCTTCAGTCTATTGCTGGGGTGCCTTCAGACGGCATCATTGGCCCAAAGTCAGTAGAAGCTATCAATGCTTGTCCGGCGGATGAGATGGTTGATGCCATCTGTGACATGCGCCTTGAGTTCCTAAAAAAGCTGCCAACTTGGGACACCTTTGGCAAAGGATGGGGACGCCGGGTTGAAGAAGTTGAGGCTAAAGCAACTGAGATGGCAAAAGACGCCTAAAGGTGGTAAAACAGGGGGATAGCGGAGCTTACCCATGACAACAGGGCTGTCTTATAATGGATCGGTAGCTGGCACTAACAGCTACGTTGATCAGATTGCCACGATGGCGGTCGTTCAGCCGACTGATCCGGCCTATCTGACAATCCTGCCTCAGATGATCACTTACGCGGAAAACCGCATGTATCGTGATCTGGACTTTCTTTTTACCTCTATCGCCACAACCGCCTATGGTTTAACCGCTGGCAATAGGCAGATCGCAGTTCCTACTGGAACCTTTGTCGTACCGGAGCAAATCAATGTCCTTGTCGGATCGTCTAACCCTGACTTGGCTACTCGTACTCCGCTTCTTCCAACGACTAAAGAGTTCTTGGATGCGGTTTATGGGTCTGGCGCGGTCGCTAATCGCGGATTGCCGCAATATTTCTGTCCGTTTGATGATTACACGTTTCTGGTTGGTCCATATCCAGACCAGAATTACGCTTGTGAGCTTATTGGCACGTACCGTCCTGACAGCTTGTCGGCAACAAATACAACGACTTTTATCTCGTTGTATTTGCCTGATCTCTTCATTATGGCGTCGATGATCTATATCAGCGCCTACCAGCGTAACTTTGGTAAGGC